TAGAGGTCAAGAGGATGTTACCCATCATGCTGAAATGATGTTAACAGAACACTTTGAACATTGGCCAGAAAATGCTTTCTCTCAGATATTGAAAATTAATACACCTTGGTGTGTTAAGGTACCAAAGGGTTATGTTTTAAATCAGTTTCACCCATCATACTTAGATGATGATCGATTTACTTCTTTACCAGGAACATATGCACCAGAGTATGGAATAGGAACACTAAATGTTCCAATGATATGGCATAGTAAAACAGGCAGATTTTTGATAAAGGCTGGAACACCTATTGCTCAGTTAATTTTAAGTAAAAAAGAAAACATACCATTTGAAAATAAAGCTATTGATAACCAGTTTAAAAAAGAATTAAAAATACAAGATATATTAGAAAATATGAATTTTAAGAGAGTTTATAAAAATATTATTGACTATTACAAGAAAACATGATATAATGGTGACTGATGTTTAAATATGATGAACAGAAAATTATAAAAGAAATAGAAGACTATATTGAATCTACATATGGTCAACACTATTCTTCTAAAGATATTCAAGTGCAAGACTTATTTCAATCGATAGGTATTGCATCGGATTTTTGTCGTGGTAATGCGATGAAATATCTTGCCCGTTATGGCAAGAAAAATGGTAAGAGTGAAAGTGATTTATTCAAAGCCATACATTACATTATATTATTGATAACAAGTGAAAGGCAAATACAACATGCAAATAAGCGAAAACACTAGAGAAGTGTTAAAGAATTTTGCTGAGATTAATCAAAACTTACTAGTTAATCCTGGCAAGAAACTTTCAACAATCTCTACAATGAAGAACATCTTAGCGAAGGCTGAGATTGAAGAAGAATTTCCACAAGAAATGGGTATCTATGATTTACATGAGTTTCTAGGCACCCTTGGTTTGTTCTCTAAACCAGTGTTGAAGTTCGATGAGAAGAATATGGTAATCAATGAAGATGGTGTTTCTACAAAAACGAAATACTATTTCAGTGATCCATCTGTGTTAGTGGCACCAACAAAAGATATTAAAATGCCACCAATTGATGTTTCATTTACAATAACACAAACAGACCTATCAAAGGTCAAAAAGGCATCTGCCGTTATGCAGTTGCCAGATATTACTGTCACAGCAAAAAGTGGTGGTGATATATTCTTAACAGCAGTTGATAGTAAAAACTCAACATCAAACGATTATTCAGTCAAAGTAGGAGAAGAAGCACCTGCAGACTTTACTTTTCATTTTAAGGCAGAAAACTTTAAATTAATTGATGGTGACTATGATGTCGAAATATCTAAATCACTAATCAGTCATTTTAAACATAGATCCAAAAGTGTAGAGTATTGGATTGCATTAGAACAAACATCTAAATACGGTAGTTAATCGTGGTTGAAAACGATAACTTCTTATGGGTTGAGAAATATCGACCTCGCAAAATAGATGATTGTATTCTACCAGATTCACTGAAGAAAACTTTTCAGACGTTTCTGGAACAAGGTGAAATACCTAATCTCTTGTTATCAGGCACAGCAGGTACGGGTAAGACAACAGTCGCTCGTGCCTTGTGTGAAGAATTAGGTTGTGATTATATTATACTGAATGGTTCTGATGAAGGTCGTTCGATTGATACTGTAAGAAATAATATTAAAAACTTTGCTTCGACAGTATCGTTGGCAGAAAGTTCTGGTCCTAAAGTTGTCATTATTGACGAGGCAGATTATATGAATCCAGAATCAGTTCAACCTGCGTTAAGAAACTTCATAGAAACATTTTCTAAACACTGTCGATTTATCTTTACCTGTAATTTTATTAATAAGATTATTGCACCAATACACTCAAGGTGTACTGTTATTAATTTTAAAACAGATAAAAAAGATAAAACAAAGATGGCAGGTGGTTTTCATAATAGATTAAAAGATATATTGGATAATGAAAATGTTGATTATGATAATAAAGTTCTTGCCGAGTTAATTATCAAACACTATCCAGACTTTCGTAGAACAATCAATGAATTACAAAGATATTCTGTATCAGGTAAAATTGATACTGGTATTCTTGTTTCACTAAATGAACAATCTTTCAAAGACTTAACAAACATTTTGAAAAAGAAAGACTTTGTTGCTGTTCGAAAGTGGGTTGTTGATAGTATTGATAAAGATCCAAATCAATTGTACAGAGAGTTATATACAAATCTTTCTATAACAATGGATCCTAAAACACAACCTATAATGATTATGATATTGGCAAAGTATATGTATCAATCTGCTTTTGTGGCAGACCAAGAGATAAATATGATTGCCTGTCTAACAGAGATTATGGGTGAGTGTAAATTCAAATGACAAAAGATACACATTCAATAGTGCCTTTGTTTGCTGTTCCATTATATGTAAACGAAGGTATTAAGTTCTCAAACAAAAGTTTGAACTATATTAAGAAACTAGATTATAAAACAATTAGTGGTTCAAATGGTAAGATAAGTTTAGATAATTATATTTTAAATGATTCTAACTTAATTGATTTAAAGAATATAGTTGAAACAGAAATAGAAAATTATGTAAGACAAGAGATGCGAATATCTGACAACATAAATTTTTATTTATGTAATAGTTGGGTTATGAAACACACTAAAGGTCATCGAGCACCTGAACATTTTCACGGTAATAGTATTATTAGTGGTATTATGTATCTACAATGTGATGATAAATCAGGTGATTTAACTTTTAGTAAACCAGGAACACACACAAACTTTATACACCCATGTTTTGTATTAGATTATGATGATTGGAATATTAATAATAGTCTTTCTTGGACATTTAGACCAAGACCTGGTGATATATTTTTATTTCCTTCTTTTCTTTATCACAGAGTTGCAGAATCATTATCAGATAATGAAAGATATTGTATTGCCTTTAACATCTTTATAAAAGGTGATTTGGGTATGAAAGAAAGAGAAAAGATTACCGCTTTACATTTAAAATGAAAACAGAAAAAAAATTATATCAACTATCTGACTATCTAAACGCCATCAATAATACAAAAGAAAATTTAATGGACACAGATGATCCTGCTTGGAAAAAGAAATACCCTGGTTTCATTGTAAATAAATGTATGTCTTATCACATAGACACTTTACTAGAGGCGAATATAATGAATGGTTTTCATCATCTACCGAACGATATGCAGTTCAATTTTTATATAAATATAGTTAGACCAAAGAAAAGATTTAGTAAGTGGTATAAATCCAGCATTACTAATATTGATGTGGTTAAAAAATATTATGGCTATACTTATGAAAAAGCAAGACAGGCTTTAAACATACTGGATAGTGAACAAATTAAGAAAATAAAGTCGATTATGGAAGTCGGTGGGAGAAAAAGATGAGTGAAGATTTACAATGGTCACCAGATAGTATGCTGGAGGTCAAACTGAAAACACCAGATGATTTTTTAAAGGTAAGAGAGACCTTAACAAGAATTGGTGTTGCCAGTCGAAAAGAAAAGAAGTTGTTTCAGTCGTGTCACATTCTACACAAACAAGGTAGATATTTTATTGTACACTTCAAAGAACTATTTGCCTTAGATGGTAAAAGTGCTAATATATCAGACAATGATATAGAACGAAGAAATACGATTGCTCAGTTGTTATTTGATTGGAACTTAGTTGAGATAGTTGGTGAAATAAAAGTAAAAGCACCATTATCACAAATTAAAGTTATTGCATTTAAAGATAAACACGAATGGAACTTAGAACCAAAATACAACATAGGAAAGAAAAAAGAAGACGAGCAATCGAATGAAAGTACCAAAGTTTAAAGATTATTTACAAGAGAAGGTTGAAGTAGATAACAAAAATGTAAAAGTTGTTGTTGTTACTAAACAATTCAATCAAAGACGTGCTAAGATCAAACCTGAATTAACAGTTGATCATATTCAAACATCTTGTAAAGAACTTGGTATACCTTGTTTTGTTATTCAAACAAAATATTCTTACATTTCAGATAAAGATGTTTCACAGAAAACATTTAAAGTTTATAACTACGATGGCAAAAAGAGTGACCAAGAGTTCTTTGGTCCAGACACAGTTGTTTTTGCCAGACGTGGTTCAATAGATTCACAAACAGGAATATCAATACTATCATCATTTGAAGACGCTGGTGCATTTATGGTAAATACAAAGGCAGCGACATTAGATGCTGATAATAAATTAACATCAACAATGATGTTTGAAAAGTCTGGTATTCCAACACCAAGAACGGCATATTGTGCCAATGAATATTCTATACCTAAAGCACACGAACAAATAGGTGGTAAGTTTCCTGTTATCATTAAAACAATGACTGGTACTCAAGGTATTGGTGTGACTAAGGCACCAGATTATGATACGATGGTTTCAACAATTCAGGCATTGTGGAAGTTTAATGCAGAATTATTAATACAAGAATACGTTGATATTGATTTCGATGTAAGAACAATTGTTATGGGTGATCGTATCATCGCATCAACAAAAAGAGAAAAAGTTTCTGGTGAGTTTAGATCAAATATGCACCGAACAGATAAAAAAGGTAAACCATATATTTTATCACAAGATGAAAAAGATATTATTATCAAAACAGCACGAGCATGTGCAACTGAATTAGTTGGTGTTGATCATGTTATCGTAAATGGTAAACCAATGATATTAGAAGTC